CGACCATCTTCATCCTCAACAATATATTTATCAATACTACCATCACTATTAAGCTTCTGAACAAAATCGGTAACTTCTTTATTAGTTTCAAGTCTAATCTTAGTTCTCGTCATTTTTTTATCTCCTTTTATTTAGTCATTGAATTCTTCTAATCTATCCATAACATCTTTATATTTTTTATAGAACCTACGCAGTTCAACAATCATATCTTCTGTGTTCATATAACTCCCCACTCGCCAGTAAATCGGTCATAGCGGTCATGCGATATTCTCCCATACTTATCTTCGACTATCCTACTCATAAATTGCTCTTCTGGACGATTGAAATAATAGAACGCTGTTTCCTCATCATTTGTTTTATAATCAACGACTAATCCAGAAGCGGTGGCCCATGTATCGAAATGTCCAATTTCGTAGCACAAAATACTACGACCACAAGATTCTAAAAATTTTCTGCTCTCTTTTGCTTTACTCACAGCGATAGTCATAACGGCATCAACATTAGCGGTGTCTTTAGTGACGGTATTAAGGGCTTCGATCGCTTCTCGATATGCCAGACAACGATCTAAGTCCGTACTACCATGAGAATGATTTACAAACCATTCGAGCGCTTTTTTCTGTCTTTCAATTGGTGTCATAAAAGAGTCCTCGCTCATGTTAATTCTCCTTTTAAATTTTTAGTCTTTTAGTTCTATAGGTTCGAGTTATCAGTGGTCAAACCCAGAGTAAGCACCACATTGGCAGTCCCGGCAAGGTTCGAACTTACACCGGCGGGGTCAAAGCCCGACGTGCTACCATTACACCACGGGACTATATACTAGACACATAATATTCTTCCGTCCTACCTATTGGACAATACGCAAAATTAATGGCTTGCATAATCGGATTTGAACCGATAACATAAAGATTGTATCTTTAAAGTTGCTGTGTGTGTCTTATGGTCGGAGAGGCGGGACTCGAACCCACGGCATCGTGATCCCAAATCACGCATTCTACCAGCTGAATTACTCCCCGAAATTTATTTTTTATTTATTTCTTAACTTTATGTATATATTATATCAAATTTTTTTTAAATTTTCAAGTAAAAGATTTTTTATTTAAATTACAAGACTCTTTTTGAATTATAGTTTAACAGACTATTCCAATAAAAATTGCTGTTTGAGTCTTTAATACTTATAGTGCGTTTAGCTTCACTAGTGGTGCGCAATACAGGACTTGAACCTGTGACCCCATGCTTGTAAGGCATGTGCTCTAACCAGCTGAGCTAATCGCGCAGAATGAGGGCGATTTATCGCCCGAACAAGGCACAAAGAAACTTACCTGTTAATAAGACTAAATCTCCGGTGTTTCTCTTGTTAGAGAAATAATCTAGTTTATTAATCGTCATTAGAAGAAACCACACTTCTAAAATTGTTTTTATATATTTTAATTCTAAAAATTTACAAATATAATGGTTGCTGTATATGCCTTTATTTATTCTATATAAATATTATATAATATTTTTTTAAAAATGTCAATTAAAGATGTCTCTGTCTATGGCAATCTTCACAAAGCATTACACCATTATCTAATTCTGTACGACCACCATTATACCAAGGAATAATATGATGAGCATGCATTTTATCTTTAGGAAAGTGCTTTCCACAATCAGGGCAAATACCATTCTGATCATTATACATCTTCATTCGCTGATAATCATTAAATGCCCGCTGCTTTAAAAGATTTTCATTTCGTGTAATACAATATTCACAAATTTTAGCAACAGAAACATCCAATTCTTTATTAGCTTTAGCACCAATCAATTCATTAAATTTTTCTACCATTTCATCAGGGTCAAAATCATTATCACAATATTCATTATAAAAATAACCCCACTGGACAGTTTTAAAACCTTTATCTACATTTTCTCCAAAAGGAAAGATTTCTTCCACCCAATTAATTACATTATTAAAATATTCCCAAAGATCAGAAGCATCATCATCATAATAATGCTCTTCCATATAACTACAAATATCTTCTTCTTCTTTGCTATTAACACGCCAAGAGATAACCTGTTCAAGAATTTCTTGACGATTTGCATTTTTATTAGTATATTTATCACCAATTCTTTCAGCAGAACATTTTGCTGAAGAACTAGGATTTGCACGACTAAAATATCGCTTAGCATCATTTAACCAAGGACTGGCAAAACTTGCATTTCGCAGTTCCTGCGGGTATAATTTTTCACCAGCAATATTAATAGTTTTAAACCATTCAAGCTGTTCAGCCTTTGTGCCTTTACAAATATATACTTCAAGAGGATAATTCATAAAAGCATTATACATTTCAGGATTAATACGTTTAATATTTGCCAAATAAGTAATTTTTTCATCATTAAACCATTTTGCCTTAAAACTAGAAATACCATCAACAAAATTGCACAAACTAATAGTTCTCTGCTGTCCGTCAAGACAGTCATAAGTGCCGTCCCCATTATCAACCCAGTACATAATATTAAGAGGAAAACCTTTTAAAGCAGTATCAATAACTGCATTTTCCTGCTTCTTATCATAAACAAAGGAACGCTGAAATGCTGGTCGTACACAAAGTTTTCCGCCATACGCATATACACCATTTTCAATATTTTCATCAGTATCATTGGTATAACCGTTAGCGAGCTCAGCAATAGTAATAGTCGTTTTTGTAATATTCATTATAAAAATACCTTTCTGTAAGAACTTTTTTTATTTTTTTCTTTATCTTACATATATATTATATAATATTTTTTTTAAAAAATCAATAAAAAAATCGGTAATTTTTTATTAAAAGAATTATTAATCTTTTATTTTACTTTTTGGATAATAACACGACGATATTTATTTTTTCCATTAAGAGCAGGGCCACGTCCATACCATTTATTAGAATCAGGACCATCAAGCCAAATGATTTTAAACTGATTCGGATTATAATTATCTAAAAATGTGATAGGAACTCCCATCAATCCATTATAATCTTTAGGAATATCTTTTAATCTATCTACATTAATAATATCAAAATCATCATATTTTAGATAAGTATTAGGATTATATTCTTTAACAAGAATCATTTCTTCATCTCGTTTTACTGTATGCAAATTCGTAAACCAACATACATTGCCAAATTCTTTAATGCTTCCATCGGGCTGATAAAACTTTTTTACCATATTATATCCAGTCCAAATAATATTATCTTTTAATAATGGAAAAATTTCCTTATAAGTAAAAGCATTTTGATTTCCAATAATAAGAAATTTTTTATTATTACTAATAATAGTATGAACAAATTCTCGAAAAAGACTAAAAGGAGGATTCGTAATTACAATATCACTTTCTTTTAAAATATCAATACATTCAGGACTACGAAAATCTCCATTTCCTTCTAAATCTTCCTGTAAAACATCATCATCATCAATATATCCATCACCATTTAAATCATTTTCAATCCAAATTTTATATGCTTTTCCAAACTCATCATAATGAGTTGCAATAAGTTTTTTTAAACCAAAAGCATCAAAATTATTGATAAAAAATGACCAAAATTCACTCTTTTTTTCAGCAGGATCATCACAAGGAAGATAAATAACTTTATCACGAAAATATTTACGATATTTCATTACTTCAATTTCAATATCTTCATAGCGAGTATAAAATTCATCATTTTTAGTTTTCTTTGCCAAATGAAGATTAGAATTATCGCAACCTTTTTTGTTGTCTTCAATTATAATAGAATCAATATTTTCAATTGCTTCGTAAACAATTGGAGATGTATTCTCAATTTTAATTAAATAACCATTATTTACGACTCCATTGAGAGTGGCTGCCACGATTTTTTCGCCACAGGCATCAGACAATTCTTTTGCAGTAAATTGTCCTTTTGGGAAAAACTTTTTAATCTGTAAAAAAGCATTCTTCCCCTTTTCTGTTAGTGCCATAATTATTAATGCTCCTTTTTATTTTATTTTATTTTATATTTTTGTCTTATAAGACAAATGGTGCACCCAGAGGGGTTCGAACCCGCGACCTTCGGATTAAGAGTCCGCTGCTCTACCAACTGAGCTATGGGTGCATAAAAAATATATATGTAATATCTTTTTTTTTATCTTACATATATATTATATAATATTTTTTTAAAATTTTCAACTAATTGTTATCAAGCCCGAATCAATAATATGTACAATATTATACTCACCAAATTTTTCAACTGGAACTTTTATCCCATTATTATATACATTAATTTCATTTTCATCAATAAGAATAAGTTCCATATATTCATCATTAGCAAATTCAGTATTAATATCAATATTAAAAGCAAATTTCACATCAGATGTAATCTTTTTTAAATCATCTAAAAGTGAATAATTTACATCTTTAAATTCAATAAAACGTACTAAATTTCCATCATTATCACAAATTCGATAAAGATTTGATGCTACGTCTGGAAAATATCGAGCGCGCATATCATGTTCTGTTACTGTTGGACTAGGGAAAGAATCAGCATTTGCCACTGGAACAATAAAACCCATAAGAAAAATACCAAAAACAAGCACAAGGAAAATTGAAACAATCTTTTTCAACATTTTTAAATACTCCTTTTTTTAATATTTTATGGCAGGGGAGGAGGGACTCGAACCCCCAGTCGTGATTTTGGAGACCACTGGTTTAACCAATTAACCGACTCCCCTATATAGAATTGGGGAACTTCCCCAATTTTTTTATAGTTTAAAACCAAAAAGGACTAAAAATATCATCAAAGATATCAGCCCAACGCTCATTCGGCTTTGTACGGAAACTGACATGATATGCCCCAAATTTCTCACAGAACCTTGCGAGCTCCTCATGATATGCTTTGGTTGCTTCCACCATAGCTTTACGAGCGGCTTCTACTTTATCAGCAGCAGCTTTACGATCCGCATTAACCTTTTCTTCTTTAGCTTTTACTTCAGCAAGAGCCTTTTCTTTAGCAGCCTTTTCAGCAGCTACTTTTTCATCATACTCTTTCTCAGCTTTCACACAAGCCTCAACAGTATCATACTTTAATCCAGTCTTATCACTATAAATAACCATTGTAAATTCCTCACTTTACAATACAAATTTACTCTATACCTAATCTTATATAGAGCATTGGTACGCTCGGTAGGAATTGAACCTACAATTATTCTTTAGGAGAGAATTGTTTTATCCATTAGACTACGAACGCAAGTATACGATTTAATTAAATCGTATACCTATAAATATAAGAATCAACGCTTTTATGAAGTACAACTGACTTTACTTTACGGGTTTGATAAAAAGCCTTTTGATCATCAGTCATATCTTCCAAATCAGAATTATCATACTGAATTGTTACTTTATCTGGATCAAGATGCTGGATAGTTTTTTCAGGATCATATTTTATATCGCTAGTTTTAAAAATAATAGAAAAACCAATTTCATCATTATCTTGGCACCATTCTCTACAATAATCCCTATAAAAATTAAGGCAAGCATTTCTAGCAAAAAAAACTTGACCATCCTCGAATTCAATACGAATATCATAATAAAGTACTTTATCACGAGAAATATTTAAATCTTGCACGGTCTCTTCAAGACTATAACCATTATTAATCTCAAAAGCAATGGCTCGTAAGCAATCATAAGTAAGATTACCACCAAGAGAAAAATTAATAATCTGAGGAATAAGATTTTGATATTTTAAATCAAGTTTATCTTTCATATATTCATCTACTTCTACTGCAGTAGGATTAGTAAGAGTAAAATGATAATGAAAACGTCCAGGTCTATTTAATAGATATTCATTTAAATTCCGTACTTCATTACAAGTTACTACAAAAAGTTTCTTACCACTATCTACCCCATCAAATAAACTCAACATTTCCTCTTGTGGATCACTATTATCTTTTTCACTAAAAGTCTTTTCAAATTCATCAAAAAGAATGATTACCTCTTGATCAATAGAACTAATAAAAGAAGCAATCCCAGGAGTGTAACCAGAACAAATTAAAAGAGGTAAATTATTCTCTGCGGCTTTATTAGCTAGAACTCTAGCAAATAAAGACTTACCAACACCTTTTGGGCCACTTAAAATAACACCAAAATTACGATCTGTTAAAGAGAAAGAACGAAGAATCTTATCAACTTTCTTTTCGGTATCCCCATAAATTTTAGTTTCTTTAACTTCCAAATCGTTATGATTAGTAAGAAAATAACCCATCATTTTACTAAAATTAATCATATAAGTACCAGCAGGAAGTTTATCAAATGATTCAATAGCATCATCATAGATAGTCCAATTGCCGCCAGTTTTAATTACATTCATTTTAATACTCCTTTATATTTTAAGTGGGGAGAGATGACGGTTACGCTCCGTCGCCTAGAGAGCCACAATCTCTAATGCTAACTATTACACCAATCTCTCCATAAGACGAGGAAATCCATTTCCTATTTTACTAACCCTATACCTTTCGTAGCCGCGGTGCACAAATCTACTAGTATAGGCTATCCCATGTGCTTGGTAAGTATAGTGACGATTCCTCGCTGGCACCCCGAGCAGGAGTCGAACCCACACCCTGCGGTCCGTAGCCGCATGATCTATCCGTTAAACTACCGGGGCTTACTAAAGAATTAAATTAACTTAATTCTTATTATTAGAACCTGTAAGAGAATAAGCAATATCTATCCATTCATTAAAATTACTAAAAGCACTTTTTATTCTATTCATAGTAGTGACAAAGTTAGGATCGTTTGGATCACGCCAAGTATATTTTTCTAAAATAGGTTTTATTTTCTCACAGTGTTGTTGTAAAATAATAGCATCTTCTTTTGAAATTTTATAAGGTTTATTTTCCATATATTTAATTCCTTATTTATTTTCTATAAATATTATATCAAATTTTTTTAAAATTTTCAAATATTATTTCTTTAATTCTTCAATAATTAAATCTTTAGGCAAAAATTTACGACATAGATAACAAGATCCAAAAGATACTCCATCTTGGGTTTTAGTCATAGAAATATCTTTATAATAATTAATACGTTTATCAAATCCTAAATATTGAATGTCTTTCATATAAGGAAAACGAGCCTAACCCTATAATGTTGGTATAGGCAATAACATAGCATAAGGTTTATTAAGTTCCCAAAGCCTCTTTAGCACATCATCTTTACATGAGAAAGGTGGATTGGAAATAATAATATCATAATTCTCTGGCTCATAATAAAAGAAATTTTCACCAGTATCAATATGGCTATATATCACTTTTACTTTTGGAATCTATGATAAAACTTCTACATATTTACTATTTGCCATATCAAATGGGCACCAAATCCGCAATGGATTTTCTTCAGTATATAAAACTATATGAGCAGGATCATAATTAAACAACTAATTATGAATTTTAATATAATTTTCAATATATTTTACTAATGGCTAAATCGCATATGCAGGAGTATAAACTTCATCGCTAGCTTTATCTGTTTTTGCTGTTAAATATCCTTTATTTACAGGCATAATTTTTTACTCCTTTATTTATTTTCTGTAAATATTATACCAAATTTTTTTAAAATTTTCAAATTTCTTCTTTTAATCTAGTTTTTCGCCAATAGTTTTTCATTTTATATTCTTTATCTTCTGTGACTTCTTTAATAACTAGTTCTGGCCAAGGAAATTCATATGCTTCTGCCTCTAATTCATTATTAAATTCTACTTCAGCATAAAACCAATCATTATCCACACATGACATTTCTACTGGTTTTCCATCAAATTGAAAAACATAAAAATCTTTTATAATTGCAGGATAAGATACTGTCTTTTTTAATTCATCATACTCACGAGCTTTTAGCTCTTTTTCAATTTCAATTCTACTAAGACTACCACCACTTTTATAAGTAAACTTATAAGGAGAAATTGTTTTACCTTTATGGTTTAAAGCTGGCTCGCAATATCTTATTCTAATTTCGCAATCATCATAGGTAGCCACATAAGTTTGAAAAATATAACAATGCGTTTTATGTGGCCAATTTGGGAAACCTTTAATTAACCATTTTCTTTCAATTTCCATATTTTACCATTCTACCTTTTTATTATTATTAATAATTGATTGAGATATTATTAGCTGTTCAATATTAGGGTCTAAAGCGTCACAAGTATTAAAAATTTTTTTTAAACTATTATAAAGTTTACCATCTTGATCTTCAAATTCTATACCTTTAGGACAGTCATCTGTATAAACTACACATAGTTGCCCCTTCCAGTAATCCTGAAATTGTTTAAAAGAATTAATTTTAGTTGTATCAATACAAAAAAATCTATTAATTTCAATAAACATTAATAAATTAAACTTCCTTTCAAATCCCAAGATGAATAAAGATGATTATTCGGTCGCAGAATAGCATAACGCATCTCATTTAAATTCTTTTTGCCCATACAATCTTCGTCAACCACTACACCAATATCCATACAATCATATAAAGTAGCCCCAAAAGGTAAAATACGAATAGGAGTTCCCATTTCTTTTATAAATTTAATAATTTTAGTATAGCTCTCATTACTATAACTATGCTGAATAATCCACTTATCCTGTTCAGTATTCATTCCACTACGATATATTTTTCTAAAAGTTAGCTGGTCAACATTTCTTTCATTTGCCCACTGAAAAATATATTTAGGAGAATATGGATTAAATTCATCAGTAAGATTAAGGCAGACTCGCACATTCATATTATTAGCCTTTGCTATCCCAATCAGCTGTTCGATAGATAACTTCCTTGCAGCTTCTGGAGTTTGAATAATATCCCAATTGCGTTCCATATTAAAAGAAGCTACAGAGAGGGCAAGAGTAGATATACCCCATGCCGACAAATTTTCTATATCTCGTTCAACCATATTAGCCCCAGTAGTTTGAATAGCAATGTTATAAAAAGGCTTAGGTAACTGCCAATTAATAAATAAAAGTTTATCAATAAAAGGCATGTTTTGCTGCGGCTCAGTCGTCCCAGTAATAATCATATTATCACATCCAGCATCACGAACATATTTAATACGCTCAATATAAGATTGAGGAATATTCGTAGCACTAACGATTTCTTTACCAAAAATGTGTTCATCTGCTCGCATTCTTGAAACACAAAATTTGCAATTATTCATACAATGCCCACCACAGGGAACCATAATAGATAAAGATTGAATATTCATAATTTTTTACTCCTTTTAATATATTGGACGCCAAGGTGGGATTTGAACCCACGCCCTTTCGGGTCTGACCAGTTTTGCAGACTGCGGCCTTGAACCAGACTTGGCTACTTGGCGTTAAACATTTTCCCATTCATCATCTGAATATTGTTTAATTTCTTTTTTAGTGCGAGGTAAATTGTATTTATCACACCATTTTTTAATAGCATTTCCACTTACTTTAAACTAACGGCCTATTTCTTCAAATGAAGTAGTTCTTATTAATGCTTTTAAATCATCACGAGAAATTGGTAAATCAATTCTTTTAGCTAATCCAGCACAAATTTTACATTTTTTAGCATAATAAGATATAACTTTCCCGCAACATTCACAAGTATTCTATATTTTTGGTTGAGTCTATCGTAATGGATATATTAAATCTTGCTAAACATAAACAATTCCATTGTTAATTCTAGATACAGTACTAATACTTACATTATATTTTTTTGATATTTCAGTTATAGATAAATTAGAGTTAATTAAATTATTTCTAATATTATCAATTATTTCTTTAGGGATCTAATATACAGTAGTAATTAATTGACTATTTTTTGCTTTATTATATCCATATGGCTCATAACAATTATAATATTCAATCCAATAATGTTCTCGTTCAATTAATTTTTCCATAGAACATTCTTCAATAATTTCGTAAATAAAATTATCTTTACCGAATTCTTTTATTGCTTTATCTATTGGAGTTAAATTATTACTTGGCATTTTATGCTCGGAAAATCTTCTTTCAATTCTGACAGATTCTCCTATATATATCATACCATTTATTTTATTAGTAATTTTATAAATCCCTATCATAATATAAATCTCCTTTATTTTTTCTTTCTATTATAATAGGGATTTATTTTTAATCAATTATCTAAAATGAACCAAGAAAAAAAATTTTTTCAATAGTTCTAAAATTTTTATATTGGACCTGCTCATATTTTACGGGGAAAGCAGGATACCCGCGCCGCAATATTTGTGGAATTGGCCATATATAAGTACTTATAATATGGTTGCGAAGTATGGTACGCCCGGAGGGACTCGAACCCCCGACCAATGGATTAGAAATCCATGGCTCTATTCCAACTGAGCTACGGGCGCATAAAATACTACTTAAAAAGTAGTAATAATATCATAAGTTTTTTCAAAAATATCAGGTTTACAAGGGTAAAATTCTCCATTTACCCCTTTAATAATATAATCGCCAATATTAGCTTGATGACTTCCTTCAAGAGTATAAATGAAAAGAGCAGAAACCAAATTGGGCATACCGCAATCCATGCCGTCTTGAATTACATCTTTGTAAGCAACATCACCACAAAAATTTTGGATTTCATCCCAATTTTCTCCTGTCCATTTACACACTTCAACTTCAACAGGCTTTTTTCTAGCAATATTAATCATTATTTTTCTTCTCCATAACAAAAATTTATATATTCATCTATTGGCATTTCGTTGCAACAAGACCACATAAAAACATATGATTTTTCACAGCCACAACTAGGGCAATCTTCATATGGATATGAAAAAACAGAATGACATTCTCCACATTCATAAGAAAGATCATCATGTGTAACCCATCTATCACTTATTAAACTCATTATTCACAATTAGGACAATACCAACAAAATTTTGGTTCATATTGACCATAAATACCTTTCACTAATTTTGTACCACATTCAGGGCAATTACCAGATTTAAAATAAAAATCTTGTTGTTTTAAATCTTTTTCAGTAGGAGTAATTGTTAAAATTTTAATAGCTAAAAATGTTGAACATATTAATGTACAAACAAGAAATATAATTATAAATTTTTTCATGTATTATTATATCCTCTCATATTGTAATGAATAAATTCTTCACGCGGGATATATTCATTATGCCAACCACGTACATACTCCATCTTAGTCCCGCATTTAGGACACTTATCATAAGGATAACGATACATAGCATCACAAATACCACAGTCAAAAGCATCATACAATTCATCTACTGGAATCCATTCATTTCTTATCATTTATTTTCCTCATTTCAGCATAAATTTTATTATCATCCATTGGCAATGCAGTAAATTGAATATTCGTTTCTGCGTGGATACCAGTAGTAATAGACAATAATCTTTGTCCATTCCGTCCTGTTGCATAAACTGTATCATCTGTAATACACATATCTGCGGTTTCCGGTTTAACTTTTTGTGTAATTAACATACCATTCTTTTTAATTGTAAGAAAAAATGGTTCTTCTTTATCAAAATCTATCATACTTAAATCAAGATAAAGAGTGCCGCAATAGCTACACCGATATTGATTTAATTCTAAAGATGCGCCGCAATTACAACAATTTTTTATCCCAACGCAAATCCCTCATAATGTTTTAATTCTTTTGGTTCATCAATTTTATCATAAAAGTCAGTTTCTTTATTATATTTATAAAACCATCTTTTACCAGTATAACCAAAAAGTCCACTACAATATTCTTCAATTACGCCATAATTATAACAAGTTTCCCAAAGGTCTGTAATATTATTACTTAATGTTAAATTTGCTTCATTCCAATTATCATAGAAACCCCAGCAACGTATTCCGCCGCATGGTCCATAATCATCATATGAATTAAAGACTGTAATGAAATAATATTTTTGCATATCTATATATTTTCTCTTTTCTTTATTTTCTATATATATTATATAATATTTTTTTAAAAATTTCAAATTTATTCTTGATTTGTTAGTTATGCAATTCCATAACTATACTAAAGATTAAACGTTTCTTTTTTTCATTTTATTATAAATTTATTATATAAAATTTTTTGGAAATTGTCAAGTAAAATTTTGACAATTATAAAATTTTTTGGTAAAATAATGGCAGAAAGGAGGTAGAAAAATGGAACAAGAAATTTATGAAAAAATAGCCGTTTGGGCCAGTGAAGGTATAGAAATAAAGAAAATTAAACATAGAGAGGTAATGCTAGAAAAAATTTAGAAATTTGTTGATGTTTAAAAAAGAGAAAAGGATTATCCATCCTTTTCTCTTTTTTAATTAGTTATCGCCCCAATCGCAATCGCTAATAACAGAGCATCCACTATCATTATCACCAAGACCACAACCGCAATAGCAGCCGCCATCTCCACCGCTTCCACTTGGTCTGCACTCATTATCACAATCACTTTGACAATTTTGACAAGAAGTATTACATACATTACAGCGGTCGGCATTTATATTATAAGTTCTAATATTCTATTTTAATGTATCAATTAAATCTTTTGATATTAACTATGAACCAGTAATATTATTTTTATCTAATGCATTTAAAATTTTATTATAATCATTTAAAAAAGTTAAATTTCCTGTATTAACAGTTATTTGATTAATTTTATCCTAATTAGGATTATCTTCTGCTAATTCTCCATAATCTTTTATAGCTTGTAAAGTAGTCTATAACTAAGTCCAAATATCTTTTGTTATTAATGTCTATCCAGATACAATATTTGGCATTATAGATTCTAATTTTAAATACTCTTCATTTTGCTATACTTCTGACCCGAATAAATTTTTAAAAGATTCAACTTTACTGCCACATCCACTTCTTGTATCATGTGTCTAACAAGTTGAACAATGTCCATTATCTGCCATTAAAAACTACACCCTTCCCTATTCTAAATTATTTTTAATAAATTATCAATAATTTCTTTATCATTTAAAGAAAATAATAATTTCAATGTTAATAAAGAATTATTATAATAAATTTTCCTTAATTGACATCCAATTTCTGTTATTGAATTCATATCATTAAATAAATCTTTTGTAGTAGAAGGACAACTTAAAATATTTGTTTTACAAATTGGACAAAGTTCACAATTACTGCATTCTTCTTTTTTTATTTTTTCTTCTAATTGATTTTTATAATAAAAAGACAATAAATTATAATGTTTTTTTATATCTATTCCATTTTCATATATACTGCCAATATAAAAAATAGTTGAATGTTCCTAACTAGTTTGCTCCTAACATCCATATATAGAGCCATCCCAGCCAATTGATCCAGAATTTGTTCCTAATCCACACCGCCATATTGAACAATGTTTATTTATATTATAATAATCACTATTTTCATATAATTTAGTTATATTAAATAACCATTCATTTATTCTTCCACATCCCATAACTGGTTTTTTTTCTATAATCTATTGTAACCTATAAGAATAAATTTTTGAAAATTCATTTTTTAAAATTTCTATCTATTCTTTTGTCCAAATATGACGGCTATCTTCAATTGCTTCCCAACGTTTAAAACCTAATGATTCAGCATATAAATAATTTTCAAATAAATGATCTACTGTTGGAGCATAAATAGTAGAACGAAAACATAAATTAGGGAAATTTTTTAATAAATAAGAGATATTTTTTTCTATTAAATCAAAACTACTTTGATTACAATTTTTACAAGGTCTATTAAAATCTTGAGTTTCTTTATTTCCATCTATTGAAAGCAACAACTAAAATTTATGCTTTTTCATAAAATCAATAACTTCTTTGTTTAATAAAATACCATTAGTAGTCATCCCATAACGAAAAGAATTTGGATATTTATTTTCTATATAATCTATTATAGGAATAATAATAGAATTATAACATAGCATAGGTTCTCCACCAAAAAAATAAAAACGAATTTTTTCATCTTCTTTAGCTAGACCCATTCTTTTTTTCTTCTATAAATTTTGATATAACCAGTCAGCAGCATCTTTAGCAGTTTGTAATGTCATATAGTGTGGTTGTTGCTGAACAAAACAATAACGGCACTATAAATTACAATCATCAGTAACATTTAGCATACAATTTGTTAAATATTGAGCTGCCGCTGGATAAATAAATTGTTTATTCATTTGATACTCCTAACTTAAATTCTTTAAAATTATTCCATTTATTACAATCAATAGTCTTATAATGCGCAAAACAACTACTCATTGTAAAATTAGAAAAAATTTCATATTCGGGACAACATGGAGCGTTATAATTTTCTTTTGAAATAATCTAATAAATTAATTGTTGTTCTTCTTCATTAAAATAATTAATAGGAATTTTACAATCCATATCAATTTTATTTAAATTCATATTAATAGCAAACTAAATCATTTCAAGAAATTTATTTTTCATATTTAAATAATATTGATTTAAATCTTGTCCTTTTACTGGGTATGTAACTGCCATTCTAAATTTATGACAATTATATTTTTTAATAGCTTCTTTAAAATAATTATAATCATTAATTTCTTCACAAAGATTTATTCCTAATGTTATTTTATTTGGTAGCCAACCAATTGAATATAAAAAATCTAAATTATTATTTAACTATATCCAATTTTCTTCTGTCAAATAATCAGGATGATTATAATTAATTAATATACGCATATTATCTGGAATAAATTTAAATAAATCTTTATTTAAATTTATTCCATTTGTAAATAAAATACTTTTACTATTATTTTTATAACAAAAAGCCGAAATTTTTTCCATTATCTATTCAAACTATGGATGCAAAGTAGGCTCTCCTCCTATTATACCAGTACGAGCCTATGTTTCTGCTACATATGGTTGAATCCAATCTAATATTTTATCAAACATTTCTAATGAAATATTATTAATATTATTTTCTTTCATCATCTATTGTGCAAAGCAATAAGGACAATGTAGATTACAATATGATGTAATTGCTATATTAGGCATTTTATTCCTTCTTTTCTATATTTTTTTATATTATAACATAATTTTTTTAAATTAGCAAGTGCGCTTACCAAATTTTTTACATATTAGTCCTAAAAAATTGGTAAGCGCATCTTCTAAATCTTTTAACTATACAAATAGTTATCTTAAAAATATTTTGATAACAAATTGTATAATAAATAAAAAAGCTAGAAATTTATTCAACTTCTAGCTTTTTCTCTTTTAATACTAAATTAAGTATAATACCAATTATTAAGGCCAAGCCAGTAGCGCTAAAACTTATTGTAGTCCCGCCAACTACTAATCCACTAATACCAAGAGATAATACAGTGGAAACAATAACTAAATTCTTTTGAATATTTAAATCAGTTTTCTACAACATTTTAATACCAGAACATGCAATAAACCCATAAAGAATTATTGCGGCTCCTGCAAATACACAGCTTGGGATACTAGCGATAAATGCTTGAATTGGGGCTAAGAAGCCGAGTAAGATAAGGATAATGGCAGCTGTGCAGGTGACAAGCGTGGAAGCAACTTTACTAAATCCAACACAGGCTACTCCTTCACCGTAAGAACATATGCCTAATCCACCAATTGAAGTACCGACTACATTAGCAACTCCTTCACCGATAAAGAGTCGACCAAGTCCAGGTTCTTTGTATAAATCAACACCGATAATACCTCCTAATGCGGCATGGTCGCTTAAACATTCCATCATTGCAGAAATTGTGAAAGCAATGTACATAATTACAACTGGAAGAATTGCTGTCCAATCTATGGAAGTCCAATGTAAAAACGCAAAATCTGGAATACTAAATAATTTCAAATTAGCGAAAACACTAAAATCAATAATTTTATATATACCAGTTACAGTAAGAATAATTGCATATGTATAACCAATTAATGTGCCAAGTAAAAATGGAAGTATCTACCAAATACCTTTAGCGTAATGTGAAATAAGAGCAATTGCTAACATAGTAATTAATGCGGCACTTACACCCCACATATTAGTAACTCCATTCACCTAAACATATGTAAGGATAAATGGCATAAGATTAACACCAATAACAACTGTAACTGCCCCGATTAATGCTGGTGGGAATACTTTATAAATCTTTTCTACTGGAATTCTAGTAAATATAATTCCAAAAATAGAATAAACAATACAAGTTACTAAACCACCAATTGCTACAGCTGAATAACCTCCAGCTGCTAACGCCGCCATTACCGGTGCTACGAATGCTCCTGAACTTGAAACAAACATCGGTGATTTAAATTTTGTAGCAATTAAATATATAATAGTTGATAGTCCAGCGCCTACTAAAGCTCCTGATACTGCTACTCCGCATATATTAGCGATTAATACTGTTGCTACAAAAACTGACAAAACTAACTAAACTGAAAACATTATTAATTTATTAAATGGAAGCTTATCATTAATATTATAAATCATATTACCAATGCACTCCTTGTTTTAAATATTGTAAATCTTGTTCTTCATAATAGTTCATTAACTCTGTTCCTTTTGGAAGAGCAATTAATTTTTTTGACATAGTTTCTGGCAACTATTTTTTTAATGAAGCCATTATTGCTTCTACTTCTTTTAAATCAAAATTTTCTAAATCATAATATAATATATTATACATTCAAATAACTCCTTCATCTATAAGTTAATTATAGTTTAACATATTTTTTTGAAAAAGTCAATAAATTAGAAGCAAAAATTTCTAAAGGCAAAAAAAAATGCGCCGGACGGGCTACCCCCCCAAGACCGGCGCAAGCAAACGAATAATTATTTTAACACATCTGGATGTGATGCAAAGAAACTAAAAAACAATTTTTCATCTTCTTTATTATCACAGAATAATTCAAGTTCGTTACCATGTTCACTCAATAGAGCTCCAATAGCAACATATTTAGATAAAGCTGATTTCATATTATAGCAATCACCCGCCATAGATTTAAGATATACATTATCTTTTGTACGTTTAACTGCATTTAAAAATTCAAGAATTTCAATTTCGCTATTAAGTTTCATATCTAGGTAATAACTCCTTTAATCTTTTTATTTCGTTTTGCATTTGATCTAAATGATAATTAAGAAATTTATCTCCAATTTCTCTACGTTCTCTTAGTTCTATTAACCAAAGACAAAGCTACAAATGCTCTTGACGACATTCTTCACAAGACCAATTATCTTCATTTAATTTATCTTGAAGATGTTCTATTGCTTCATCAAGTGTCATATAAATTCTCCTTAAAAAAATATGGAGCGAGATACCAGATTCGAACTGGCCCCTTCAGCTTGGAAGGCTGACATGCTAGCCGCTAGACACCAATCCCGCATTTATTATTTTAGATGATTTAGAGGGGCTTTAGCCCCAAAAATCATCACCATACCTGCTCACTTTGATAAGCAGACATCTTACCATTATACCATTTACAAATTTTCTTTAAATAAGAAACTTGATGTTTGGTATCACAATAACAATTAAAAATTACTTTTTTACCAACTTCACCATAAACGCAATCTATACTTTTATTTTCTATCATATCTTTAATTCTACCAGGATTTACATAATAAATTTTTGGAAGTGCTAATTCACATTTCCACATAGAAACTGGTTTACGTTTAGCTTCTACTATTTTTACAATAAATACACAAATTAAATTACACATAAATGTAATTAAACACTTTTCCCATAATGGGAAATCAGCAACTGTATAAATAACTAATATGTTATTAAAAGCATTATAAATAGCACAAGCTAATGCTGCTACCCATTTACCGCCATTAACAGTCAAAATCTAACGAGTTGTTGAAAAGATTACATTTATAGCGGAGACGATAATAAAAGTTATCAATAACTTCATATTTTTCTCCTTTTATTTAATTAATAGATATTCCCTACTTTATTTTCTATTATTCCCAGTCGCCGCATTTTATATCAGGTGCTTTTTATTATTTTTGTTAGCCAGGAATTATGGAGCGAGTAGAGGGACTTGAACCCTCCCCTAAACCTTGGCAAGGTCTCATGCTAACCACTAACACCATACCCGCATATTGGAGCCAACTGTGAGACTCGAACTCACCACCTATACATTACTAGTGTATTGCTCTACCAAATGAGCTAAGTTGGCATTTAAGAGGAAAACGTTTAAACCTCTTTATTATCTATCTCCCTTATACAGACAAAGTGGCGGGATTAGTATAATTTTTTTGAAGGCTCTTTGTCATAGACACTTCATCGCTTTTTCATGGAGCTCCTACTCCGAGTCGAACGGAGATCTAAGCATTACAAGGGCCTTATAATAACCTTTATACTATAGGAGCATATATGAGGGATAAATCCTCATTTTATTTTAAATTAAAACTATTCATCAAGAAGGTAACTTCCATTTTTATTTTTTACATATATATTATATTAAAAAATTTTTAAATTGTCAATTAAATTAATGTCCGAATAAAATTTCGTTCATTTCTTCAATTGTTCTTTTTTCCTTTAAAAATTTGCGCATAATTCGCAATGAATTACAATACGTCCATTTATCTATATTTTCAGGCTTATAATAATACATATAATCATTATAAGTTCCTGCATAAAAAATTTCTTGATTATTGTAAGGTAAAAATTGAGTAATTAAATAAGGAGAATTTAATTTGCTATCTTTAAGTTTAATAATTAAATAACTATAATATTCAGGATAAGTGGTTCTATCATTTACTTTTAATTCCATTTTTCCTCCAATTCTTTTACAGTCATCCAACTATCAATAGCATCAACATCCCAATAACTCCACTCTTCACCAGCTGCTTCTGTAAATACATCTTTAAATTCATTACTATTCCACGATTTGCTTATTTGTTCTCTACGAACAGTATAAAAAAATGGAAAAGTATCTTTTAAACGAACAATAATTATCTCTCCATAAGGTGGATAAGTATTTAAATCATTAGAAATAAATTGAGTCATATTCCCTCTCAAAAATTGTTAATTCATCTTCAAATTTTTGTAAACATTCTTCACTACAAAAATAACCTTCATAATTTATTTCAGCATAACAAGTAGGATATCCACAAACACTACAAGGTTTAAATTTACTTACACACACAATTCCATTTATTTCATCTTTTAATTCAGATGGTCGCAAGTATTGGTATATATCAATATATTTCATTTATATAATCCTTAAGTTCTTTATATTTAACAACATTACTTACTTTTGGAGTATTTGCTTTCCATAGTTTAGTTAAGTCTTTAAAATCCATCCAGCTATCAATTTCATCAATTTCCCAATAAGTAAATTGTTCACCTAATGCTTCTTTAAAAACATCTCTAACTGAATTATAATCGTAATTAATAAATTCTTCTCTTTTTACAACATAATAATAATCACAATCATCATATTTTAAACAAGCAAGAACTGGTTCATTATAAGGAGGAAATGTTGTTAAATCATTTTTTATTAATTTATGAACCATTAATTATTCTCCTACAATAATATAGATTTTATTTTTGCCCCATTTAATCCAAAGACAATCTAATTTATCAAGAGCAATCCAAAATTCGGGTTTATTTCTTTTTACTTCACTTTTGGATTTAACAATACCAGCATCTACTAAAAGAGTAGGAAGGAATCTTTCTTCTGTAAACATAGTATATTCTTTATCATTCTTTTTAAAATCTTCTTTATTGTAAGAAATTAGGCTCCAAGGTTCCACTAATGGTTTTCCTATTACTATATTTTGAATCATTTTAATCAATCCTTAAAGGACAATTTTCTGGGACTTCAGGCATTTCACTTGGCCATTCAATATAACCTGCTATTTTATTTCCTGTTAATATACAATAATAATCACTAGCATATCCACTATGTGGGGTTCTTTCAGTTTTATGCTTAGGACATTCAGAACAATCTTTAATTTGCATTTGAATAGTTGTCATATGGAACACTCCTTTTCTTTTGGCGACCGGCCTCCGACTTGAACGGAGACAGGGCTCATCACCCTTACTGGCGGTTTTCTAGACCGCTGCCTTACCATTAGGCTTAGCCGGCCATATTGGCGACAGCGGCAGGATTCGAACCCGCATAGACCTCGCGACCTACTCTCTGATTTCAAGTCAGGGCTGTTACCATTACAGTACGCTGCCATAATAAGAGATAAATTACATTTTATCTCTATTGGTATGCCTTTCTACGATTAAGGCTCACGGTTTTCTCGGATTTATCTTTAATCAAATCAAATAGGATTTTCCGTTTCCTTTTTCGCTTAAACCTTGCTACTTTAATGGCGATGCTCCCCAGACTTGAACTGGGACAGCCGGAAAAACCGACTTACTCGATGCTTAGCAGGCATCTGCCTTACCGATTAGGCTTAGAGCACCAAATAATAATAAAAATATGAGGTAAGAAAAACACAACCAAACAAAATAACTTTGGCTCGGGATGTAAAAGAAACCTCATAGTAAATCTTCTTTTATTTCCCATACATTTAAATATATGAGAAAAGGTAGTGTATTTCCTCACCAGCCATATTCACCTTCAAATGCCGAGCCTTTCAGCTATCGCATTTAATTATATGGTTCCCTCTTAGTGAGTCTTTTAAAATCTTACGCCTCCAGAAGGGCTGTTTAGAAACGACTTTAAATGCGTTCTGGATATTTGGTTAAGATAACCATAAATCTCTATCACAAATCCAAGGTTAGTTTTTAGGATTAGTTTATCCACTTGCTTTCGTTGTCTTTTTATTAAAGTGTGCTGCTAAATGACTAAGCCCTCTACAAGACTAGGGTAGGTTAGTGGGAATCCATCCTTTCCGTACACTGGCACTTTTTGAGGGTAGTGTCAACCATAGTAGCAAGGGTGAGAATTGAACTCACGTCACGAAATTTATGAGACCTCGTCGGTAAACCAACAACCTCCCTGCCATTTGGGAGCAGAGGCAGGTAACGCTCCTGCGGAGTCCTGGTTATGAGCCAGGATGGAAGACTTCTTCGCTCTGCGATATTAAGCCTTTTAAGGTCTTGCTTAGGACCTCAAACAGCCAATTGGGCTATCCTCGCTGGAGTTTTTGATATTACTATTACGTTTCATCATCTGTTATCTCCTTTGCGATTTTTATTAAAGGTTCATATAGCTAGTATTTTGTCCTCGTATCAACCTCTAAAGACGAGTTCTATCCGAATCCGCGCGCTCCCTAGCTAGGCTCGGCCACTCCATAATGAGCTACGAGATTGTGGTTCCCGATTAACCAACCAAGATATTTACTGTCGCTTGGGCGACCTATGAGCGAAGGTTGGATTTGAACCAACGATTTCCTGTTTGATACCACAGGCGAGGACGACCAAACTCCTCTACTTCGTTATATAAAGCTGCGTGCTCCCATTACACTAATTAACTGGTATTACACGTACTGACCGTGTCTTCAGCTCTTGTGGTGATGCCACCGGGGATTGAACCCGGAATCTCCACCTTGAAGGGGTGGCGTGTTCGCCAATTCCACTATGGCACCATATAAGCTGATTAACTTATATCCCGCACTACCAGCTCTTGCGGCCATACTGTAAGAAAAGTAGTGAATTATTCTTACAGCGCCCCATTAGACTTACAAAAATTTTATTCCACTACAAAATAAAATTTTAACACTAATCTCTGGAATTTCTTCTGTGTGTTATTCCAACTTTACACCACTCACCAAACGGTAAGACAGGTCTTGAACCCGCATCTCATTCAATCAGGGCTATACATGCTTATAATTTTAATGAGCTAAGCGAAACTCATTATTAAGTTTTTATAGTGGTTATCCTAATC